ACGGAATGATAATTGATGTTGCCATTCTTCAGTTGACCACCATAATTGAGTTTCACCACCATTTTTGTTTGGTAAAGCGATACCTTTTGCACTACGTTGTTTTACGTTACCTTCCCAAGCGTAAGATTTACGGATAGTCGAAACATCTCCCCTTACTTTTTGAGAACTAGTTGTAGTAGACTCTGAACCTCTTGAACCCCAAGATGCTGCAGCATACCAACCCAATGAATATAAAGCTCCAGCAGCTAATTCACTTGCAGGAATAAATTCTGCAGCAGATTTAGCACCAGCAATCTTTACAGTATATTGCCATAAGCCACCGATGTTTTTACGATCTGTGATTACTAAATGGTAATTACGTGGAGAGATAATTGTGTACTTGTTAGGGAAAATACCTTCATTGAAAGTAATTACAAATGAACTGAATCCAGCACCAGCGTTTGCTGTACTAACAGCAGTAGCTAAAGGAACAGCTTTGAATAGACGACCCATTACATCATACTCGAATTCGTCACCTTCAATTTCCATTGTAGAACGAGCTCCTTCTGATAAAACGTGAAGAGGGAAACGGTTGTCCTCGTAACCCATTAAATAGGTTAATACTGGAGTTAACTTGTCTGGTTGAAGCATCAACTGACGTGCTAAAGAAGCATCGTTAGTTTTCATGTCTTCATTCCATGTTTGAGATGTTATTAATCTTGCCATGTTTATTTATTGTTGTTTTTTAAAATTTTCTAAATACTATCCCAGTCTATCGAGTTGTTTGACACGTTTTGACCAGAAGCACCGTTTTTACCGGTTCCAACAGAGTTTCTTAATTTTGCACTAAGTGTATTTGCCTTTTGTGTGGCAGCTGCAGCTTGTACATATTTACCTAGATTCCCTTTATTTTTTACCCAAATATTTAACTCTGTGCGTCTTGTAGGATCTTTAAGTATTTCATTTAAATCCTTCATAAGACCACCTTGAGTGTCATATTCAAATATTGCTTTTTTTTCTGTAACAGGAATTGTAAAGTTATTTACCTTACCACTATCTATTACATTTTTAATATTACCAAAGAACGCTCTAGTGTTTTCTTTTCTTTGAGCCTCAGCTTGTCTTTCTTGTTCAAGAAGACCTGCTCTCTCTTTAGTCTGGATTGCACCTAGCTTTTTAGAAGCTACCTCTGATTGTTTTTTCAAAGTATCCGCTATTTCCATATCGTCAATAGCGTCTTTGATTTCCTCATCAGTATAATCCATCTTCTTATAGAAGGTTTTCATTACTGCTTTTTGTACATCAGTATTATCTAAATCTACTTCGCTATAATTAATCTCTGGATTAACTGTAGTAAAGAAAGCTTTTATATTATCTTCAGTAGCATCTTCACCTAACATTTGGCAGTAATCAAAAAAATCACCAGCAATAGAAGGTAAACTTGCAAAGTATCCATTCAACTTAGCATCTGCCATACTATCTGCAGCGCGTTGTGTGAAAGCTACTAAGCCATCTTCTGAATCTTCAAAATCTTCGTCATCACCTAATTCGATACCTATCTTTTTAGCGATTCCTTTTATAAAGCCTTCTTCGATTTCCTCAGATTCCTCTGAATCTTCTGAATCATCAGTTTCACCTTTTTCATCCTTTATAGTATCTATAGGAGGATTAACTGGTGTTGCTGGTGCAGCTTTTTTAGATTTTGTTTCTCCTTTTTTACTTTTAGCTTCATCCACAGGTGGAGTTGCCGGATCTGCAGGGGGAGTTACTGCGTCACTCTTTGGTGTAGTGTCTACTACATCATCAATTGATGTCATCTCTCCAAGAGATGTATCATCGAAGTCTATGTTATCTATTTCCATATCATTTATCGTTACAAACTTAATACTGATTTAGGTGGTAAACAAATAAGCGTTTTATGTTGTTGAAACGCTTATATATATTTTTACACTTATTACCTTGATTTATTCTCTTTAGCTATCTTTAAATCGTTAGCCATTTTTTCTTTTTCTACTGACAACTTCATTGCGGCTTCATTAGATTTAGCGTTAATAGCTTTGTCTTTGATGCCTAAGTCTTGTTGCTTAATTCCTAACTCCTGTTGTTTAAGAGCTAACTCAGCAGTTTTTTGAATTGCGTCTGCATTAGATCCTTCATCTATAGCAAAGGCAGTCATTTCAGTTTTACGAATATCCCACTCACCTTTTCTATCTATTAAATCTAATTCGTACTGATGTTTTTTATCCATTGCAGCATCTTGAGCAGCTAAAGCTTGTTCTTGTTGTTGAGCAGCAGCTTGTTGTTTTTGCTGTTCCATTTGTTGTTGCATTTGCTCTGCTTGTTGTTCAGCATATATAAACTTAGCTTTAAGTTCTACAAATGAGTCAGAATTAATTATATCTACAATAGTAGAAGCTTTGGCACCATTCTGAATAAAGTTTTGCATTTGAGCTTCTAGTTTTTGTTTCTTTTCTGCTTGTTTACCAGATAGCGCTACAAATATTCCGTACTCTGCTTCAGTAAAATCAATAGGGTCTACATCTAAATATACTATTTTACCAGAATCAGGTAAAACAAAAGAAGTCTTTTTACCGTCTCTCCAAGCTAGTTTAGCATAATCCATTAGTCCTTGGTATTCTCTTTCTTTGAACTGATCAAACTTATTAAAGTAAATTTCAGTAATCATAGATGACTGAACTACAGCACGCTCTACACCACCTACAGTTTCAGATGAAGTAATTTGACCTTCTCTTTGACGAGATATACCACATACTTCTTCCCATTCTGTTTTAATAAAACGTAGCAACTCTATATAAGATTGTATAGTTGTAGAAGCAAGCTTTAATACTGATTGATGCGTGGCTGAACCACGATAGCCCTCCTTAGAATAATCTACAAATAGAAGTCCAGTAGCATCTCCGTATAACATCCACTCTTCAAGAGTCATGTTTTTAGGTTTTAGATTTACATCTAACTGTATCATATCATCTTTCATTTTAGCCATAGCTAATTTAAGACGATGGAAAGTAGCATTATAAAGTATCTGATATGGTACACCTAGCATAACTAAAGATATATTCCTAGAGTTAACTGCCTGCAACATTCTACCATTATATGCTCCTCTGCATTTAGATATATTATCTAGAGACGCTCTTTGCATTGGAATAGGACGTATTTTAAAAAACGTATCTATACCACACATCCAGCCTTCCCACCATTCATTTACCCAAAACCATTCTACTGTTTGACCAGCTTCTTTATTTGGTACAAAAGTTTCTTCAACTTCCATAGACTGAGGTTGGCCATATTCATCCATGAACGAACACACTCCAATTCTAACTTTAGATCTCCAAGTAACATGTTTAACTTCAATTAATCTGTTATAAATTTGTTGAGGGGTATTTGAGTCATATATAATAGGTGCAGTTCCAAAAATAGTAGTATTAGTTCCAAGAGTTTCAATCTTGTTAATCATATCCTTTTTATCTTGTTCTGTTTTACCTAACTCATCGTAAAAGAATTCTGTTACAGAAGAAGGAGTCATATATTTTCTCCTTACTACCCAGTCACAGTCTTCAGTAAATTCTAAATCTGGATCTTTATCGTAATCTACGTCAAGAGGATTAACTACTTCATAATATACCTCATTATGTACAACGCCTTTATAAGAATATACTTCTCCAGAAACTAACCAATGGAAAAACATTAACTGAAATTTCTCTTGTAGCTTGCAATATTGCTCAACAAACTCTAAAGCATGTTGGCCCATTATAGCGCGCTTGTCTCTGTATGAAGTAACAAATTCTTTTTCTACCTCTTCAGGAGTTTTAACTTCTTCAGTAGGAACACCTGTGTCTATACCTTGTGCGTTAAGAGTATTAGCAAATAACTGCTCTAGGTTCTGAAGGACTATTTTATTTTTTTCTGTAAGAGATTGATTAACAACATCTTCATTAGTTACGTATACCTCTCTGTAGTTAGGGCGTTTAGCAAATTCTCCTCTTAGTAAATCTATCTTAGGTTTAATAATAGGGTAATTAACTACTTCTGACCAGTCGCCTTCAAGACGTTTACCAAAAGGCTCTGTAATTATTTTATAATCTTCTATATTTACATGGCCATTGTAATAGTCATATAATTTTTTAATTGCTAGCTTATGTTGCGTAGCAGAAAAGTACGATCTTTGGATGTATCCAAGCATCGTTTTTTTACCCCATTCAAAGTCATCTGCTATCTTATCTGCATAAGATACTGTCTGTACCGGGATATTTATATTATATTTTATTTCTTTTGGCATTGTTTTTTAATTGCAAATTTATTATAAAACTGAGGGAATTCCAAATTTTGATTTTAGGTTCACAAAGAACTCGTCATCAAAAAGAGATTTAGTCCCTTGCTCTACCTGTGGTTTAAGTAATAATTCTTTTTTATATAGCATCCCTACTAACATAGCAGAATGCCTATCCATATTTCCATCATAAGAAAACTTTAAGATTTCTTCCAACAAAGGTACAGAATAAATCTTATGTAAGTTCAATTCAAATTCTCCATCCTCATTCATCTCTCTAGGAGACAATAACCAATCTCTAAAATATTGTACAGATTGTTTCTTAACTTCCAGATTCGACATAGATACTCCATAATTTCTACCTAGCTTTTTTCTAGGCTGGTCGTTGCTATCGTATACCGTTAGTTCTTCTTCTAACCAATTAAGTAATTTATTAGTCCTAGCATAAGCTAAGATATTACCGTCCCTGTCATTTTCAAATACAATCTTAGCATTATAATATTGAGCCATTAAGAACAACTGTCTATTAAAGTCATCTTGAAACTTAGGCCTAGCTACATATTCTGCAACTATTAAATCATAAGGCTTAGAGAAATTATTAATCCTCTTCATTACATACGCGGCACCAAGAGAATCTCTTTTACCTAAAGCCTTATTTTTATCTTTGTCCATCGCATACGGATCGACACATATATAATATAGTTCTGGCGGAGTATGATTTCCAAATTTGTAGGGCGGCTGGTATTGTATAACACAACCCTCACCATCTACATCTGGTTTATAAGGAAAGTTTAGTATTGGTTTAGTATCTGTAGAAGGGTTAAATAGAATGTTACCGTCTAACTTCTGCTCAAAGAATCCAGGTGTACCTAAGTTACTCAAGCTTCTATCAGCTTTTATTCTACTTATCTGTCTGTTAATCTCAGCTTTAGGGTAAATATTAGTACCCATTTTCAACATAGCTTCAGATGGTTTGAGAGGGTTCTCACAAATCATTTTATCTACTATATTAATATCTTTAGTATTTCTTCTAAGATGTTCGCGCTCTGCAATAATTGCTACTTCAGCTTCTCTATGATACGATACTCCTTGAGGATTAATAAATCCTTCCTTAGAAAAAGAATCAGGTAAAAAGTAACCAATAGATTGATTACTGCCTTCATCATACATATTATCATAAGCTAAAAATCCGTAAGTATCTGGATCATAAAACATTTCCTCAAAATCCACCATACCTCCAGAGAAATCTCCTCCAGTTCCGTACACATAAATCTGCCCTGATACTGATGTACCTGATTCTACTGTAGGACGAGTTACTGTATAAGCAGCTTTAAGATTTGACATAGAACCTGCTTCTTCAAACAGAATTATTCTAGCGTCTTTACCCCTTGCTACATCAGGATTATTTAAAGTAGAGTATTGCATTATCCTACTCATTGATCCGCCTGGTAATTTTCTACCGTCTGCAGTTATCTCTTCGTAAGATGCTTGCACCATTTCTCTAGGCTTATTAATATGCTGTCTTTGTCTAGCAAATCCAGTAAATCTATTTATAAAATCTAGATAACTTACGGCCATCCTCATTGTTTCCTCAGAATACTTTTTATCTTCTGCAAGTATCAATGAATTAGCCATAGATTTACTAAACGAATAAGTATGCGCGCACTTAGCTGCATTTTTATAAGAATATCCTCTTCTTCTGGGTTTAAGAACTATCATATGTAGCCCAATATCCTCAGCACGTTTACACTCTGTAAAATAAAACCAGTCTGAATCCCAGAAATCAGGAAATGTTACAGCAGTATCTACTCTTTGTTTTTTAGATGTAAGTTCTTCTATAGTTGCAGCCTTGTTAGATAGCTTTAAAGATATCTGGCAAAAGTTAAGATAGAAGTAATGCTCTCC